AAGAAGCGATCCTAAACTTCATATCCAAAGTAGACATTTCAGTATCAAGAACTAAAGCTTTACAACCTTTATTGATAGTTGTCGTCTTGATTGCTAGATCATTCAAGATAGTAGATTTGCCATGTTTAGGGCGACTAACCCAAGCGTATAAATTTCCAGGCCTTACTCCGCCATATAATCTATTAAAATTTTCATATGGAGTTTCAAGACCATTTTCTTTAATTGGATTATTACCCCTCTCTTCTATGATTTCGATTACGTTAGACGTAATATCTTCTGGTTTATCGTTTTCATTAGCGTAAAGAGATATCTTTTTATTATAAATTTGATCTGATTCTGTGATGATTGATTCTAGATCTTTATCTGCGCAAGTGTGCGCAAACTTTTTAATATTTTCTCCAGTTTCCTCTAATTCTCTCCTTACTCTAAATTTAACTAATTCTTTAGCCGCTTCAATTAATCCGGGCTTAGTGGTTGGAATCAAGCAAATACTATTAACATAATCAAAAACATTAATAGTTTGGTCTTTGAATGTTATACCAAGATTCTGAGCTTTTTGGGCTACAAGAATTTTGTCTATAACTGAACCTTTATCAAAGCAGTCTTTAAAAACGCAAAATATTGTATAATGAACGTCATTAACAAAGTCGTTTTCACTAATGAATAGTCTTATGTCTCCAAAAGAATCTTGATGTCTAATGAGGCCAGAAAGTATATATTTTTCTAGTTGTAAAGAATAAATCGACATGTTATAATATTATATTAAACTTTTCAAGAAAAAACTTTTCATTTAACAAATCCACTTCATCATCATAAATTTCAACTAACAAAAATTTATTTAAAGTTAGCCAATTTTCTTTAGCAACATCTCTTTTGATTGATTTTAAATAATTTAATCTAGAGTCGTTGTGAAAAAATTTATTATAGGAATAATGCTGTGGGCCATGAACTTCCACAGCAATCTTACGCGTAGCATTGAGAATGTCAACTTTTAATCTGCTACCAAACACAGGAAACTCCTCGTATACAATATGATTCTGCCAGTATTTTTTGAGAAATTGTTTGGTTTTAAATTGTATTTTAGCTCTAGAGTTTGATTCCCAATCTATAATATAATTAGATACATTTTTGCTTACAACTTTTCCGTATACATTATACAGCTTCATTTCTTTAAGACGCTGATATATTTTTCAAATAAATATTTAGTTATTTCAGGATTTTCTTCTAAGAAATTTTTTAGATTAGCTTCTCCTTGGTGCTGCTTTGGAAATTCTAAGTTCTTCTCAGAAAGCTCCTTGACCAACTCATCAGAAATAGTAATCCACGCTCCTTTTGCATGAGCGAATTCCCAAGCTAGTAATTGGTCTACAATTTCATATTCTATCCAAACGCTGGATCCATTTTTGCGTCCATATTTAATTGGATATCTTACTTCTCTTCCAGATTTTTCATTAGGTGTTTTCTTGAATACAATTTTGCACCAATGCCCAACAGGATTGCCGTCTTGCTTAGCGTTAGCGTAAATAAAATCTTTATTCCAGCGTTGCTGAAACTCAAGAATCCAATCGGAGTAATGCAAGGCGGCGTTTCCGCCGCTTGCGTTTGTGACTTTAGGATCGCCCTTCTCGTAAGGATTGATCTTAATTGAAGATCTGACTTGCGAAATTATAAAACAGATATGCCCCCTTGAAGAAAAAGCGGCAGCCATTTTGCGAAGTAAATCGGCTGTTAAAAGTGCCGCTCCAGCAGTCTTGTTGGCTTCGGTAGCCGACTTAGCGAGATCGTTCCTAGGGACGAGAGCATCAAGACTATCTAAGACAAAGAAATAAAGATTGCCGCTATCATTATCTTTGATAAGACGCCTCATCATATCTATGACAAATTCATAATCATTAGTTGGAATAACTTGCCATCTATCAGGATCGGTATTAACTCCAGATCTTTCCACAATAGATTCGCTAAGTCTTCCTTCAGACTTAATATAAATAACACATCCCTTTTCTGGATGAAGGTCTTGAAAATTTTTAGCAAACGCTAGAGCGTTGCTGGTTTTTCCGCCTTCAGTAACTCCTGAAGACCTTACAATTCCGGGATGAATCCCTCCGCCCATTTCTATGTCCAATGTAAGACTACCGCTGCTTACAACATAATCAATATTATTATCAAATGCATAATGATGATCTTTATTTTCTTTAAGAATTGAATCCAATACTTTAAGTTTACTCGCAGTAGAAGACTCTTCTGTTTCTATATTTTCTTTTTTTGGTCTTGCCATATTATTTATTAAATAAATTTAAAAATTCTTTTACTGAAGTTGGTTTTTTGTTTATTTGTACTGGAGGAGCTACTGGGTTATCTTGCAGTTCAATTTTTTGTTTTTCAAAAGAAAGGGATTCGTATTTTTTAATATTATTAATAAATTTCCTTCCGTTCTCTCCCAAAAACCAGCTTAAAGAAATTAATTTTGTGCGACCTTTGAGTTTAATTAAAAAATCAAAGCCATATTTTTTAATCAATTGGTTTGCAATGCGCATTTCATTGGGCCAATTGCAATTTTTTGAGTCGGATAGAAAAGCCAGAATTAATAACTGGTGGTTACTTAATTTTCTGGGTTTTTTGACTTTATCCGCCACATTGTAGAGTATGGCAAGGTCTTAAGGATTAGTCAAGAGGCCAATGTCATGGAACACCATTTTTTCTACGAGATTTTTAAATGAAATATTTGGAGACCAGCCTAGCTCTTCTCTTGCTGGGGTCGAATCGCCAAGTAGAAGGTCAACTTCTGCTGGTCTATAAAATTTTGGATTTATTTTAACTAAGACAGATGACGCTGGATCATTTTTTATGGCGTATTCCGTAGTTACGCTATATTCTTCAAATATTTCTTGACCGTGCCAAGCTCCTTTAATCCCGACAGAATTAAAGGCTGACTCAACAAACTCTCGAATAGAATGCACTTCATTGCTAGAAAGAACGTAATCTTTTAATCCTTTGATTATGCATTTATTATATTTTTCTTCTCGATATAACTCTGGCTGTAAATCAGATCTAAAAATTTCTTGATTTAGCATCTTCCAAACACCATCAACAAAATCTTCTGAATCAGACCAATCTCTTTTAGCATCTAAATTGCCTAATTCTATTGGTTTAAAAACTTGATTATTTTCTATTGCTTTTTTAATCCTAGCTACTCCTTTTGTTATTTTACGAGTAACAAATTCTTCTCCTCTTTTTGTGCCTTCGTGATTAAATAATATTCCATGAACAGCATAAAGATTGTAAGACTCTCTATAAACCTTGACGAGATGTCTTGCTGCCGACTTGGACGCGCCATAAGGGCTTCTAGGGCGAATAGGATGTTTTATATCTTGAGGGCTATATGCTACATCACCGAATTCTTCGCTTGATCCTGCCGAATAAAATCTGCAATTTGGTTTGTGTTTTCTAATAGCTTCAAGGCATCTAGCTACTCCAGTAGCGTTAACGTCGAATGTTTGAAGCGGTATTTCCCAACTACAGCCAACAAAACTTTGCGCTCCAAAATTTATAAAATAATCTGGTAGGATTTCTTTTACTAATGAATCTATGGAAACGCTATCAGAAAGATCTCCATAGACAAATTTGAATCTTTCATTTTTCATAAAAGATTTACAATTTATAAAATTTGGATTTGATGTCCTTCTCATCACTCCAAATATTTCGCTATCAGTATTTTTTAATAAATACTCTACCATGTTTGCCCCGTCTTGTCCGAGGACTCCAGTCACTAAAATTTTCATATTAAAATTTAATTCTACCTAGGATAATATCTTTCAGCATGACCCAATCTGCTGCTTTTGCCCAAACAGGATTTTTAAATGCTGCTGGTTTGTTTTTCTCAATAAAGAAATGTCCGCTCCAAGCAAAAGGGTAAACAACAAATGGAAGAGCTATGAACATAGGAATAAAAAATAAAGACTTCCAAAACACAAGATAAACAGAAAGAATAAAGTAAGCGATTGTTACTAACTGTCCAAGGACATGGAGTCTGCGATTCCACTTGTTCTGGTGAAGTGTCAGATACATTTCATAGTATTCTTTGAATGTCATATTCATATTTTTAATAATTCGCTAGATGAATATATTTTAGGAAGATCTAGTATTATTTCTAAAATATTATGTTCTTTGCAAGTTGTTATTTCTGAGCTTTCAAGATTTCCAGATTTTCTGTCTCCGCTGTTAAAAAAACATATTTCAGAATCAGGATGTAAAGATCTTATTAATTTTAAAGTTTCGCATTGAGTTTTTTCTTTATCTATAGATATTATAGTTTCATCTATGCTTTTTAAATTTTTTACAATATCTTCCCTATGAAGCTCTCTCATAAATGGCTTGCTTCCTTTTAGAGACACTTGATGGTCGCTATTTATGATAGCGATTAAATAACAACAATTCTTTTTGGCCTCATTGATATATTCTAAATGCCCAGAATGTAAAGGATTAAAATAACCAGATACTACTCCTATTCTTTTATGTTTCATTTGAATTATTGAATATAGTACAAGCTCCTGAAAAATCAAATTTAAAATCTAAAACAGAATTTCCAAAAGTTTGTTGTATTTTTCTTTTAGTTATCGGATCGCAAATGACAAGAACGAATCCACAGCCTCCTGCGCCTAAAAGTTTCGCGCCATATGCCCCAAGACCAATGCATCTAGATATTATATTATTTACTGATGGAGTAGATATTTCATTAGATATTCTCAACTTCTCTAGCCATGATTTGTACAGTAAATTACCTATTTCTATTATATTTTGATTAATGAAAGATTTATAGGCAGATTGAGCTAGCTGAAGTATTTCTAGTTTGTCTTTGTTTTCATGAGATTTTGCTACATTATCCGATATTCTTTGTTCGTTAGAATAGATTAAAACCATTGAATCTTCTAACTCATTTTTGAACTCTTCTGTAATCGGTAATGGCTTAACTAAAAAATCCCCATTTGATTTTATATTTATTGTATTAAGGCCTCCATAAGCTGCCCATATTTGATCTTGGATACCTCC